ATAACTACCGACTTGTGCTTTTGAAAGATAATCATCCAAAGGCTATATGCAGCGGCGATTGTGGTACATCCTGCCTGACGAAACTTTCGAAGAATATTGAATCGGTTATCCTGAAGCTCGGATAAGATTCTCTCTTGAAAAGGATAAAGCCTGAAGGGAACTAACCCCCTGACTGGGTGAGTGACTTTGATATATTGAGAGATAAAATGCACAGGATCACTAGCGCATCGTTTGAACTCCTCTAATAATTTTTCATTTTCCATAAAAAAATCAAAACTCCATGGTATTATAGTATATGACCATAAATGCTATAATATGTACTAGGACAGCAGAGACTGTTAGTCGAACAACAGATAAGTTGTTTCAGTTTCTAGTTAGCTGTGGGATAAAAATATCTGTAATGTCTGGTGCTAAATCCATATTCAAAGCATATCAAGGTGCTTTTGAAAGGCTAAACCCTAATGATGAGGACATTTTTATCTTTTGTCATGATGATATCGAGATAAGAGAGAACCCAGTACAGTTTGTAGACAAATTAAGGCGAGAATTGTCTCTACCCGAGACAGGATTTGTCGGTCCAGCGGGAACTACGCACCTTTCTGAGAACGCAGTGTGGTGGGATCAGGCTCTTTGGAAGGAAGGCAAGCATCGAGGCAAGGTTTGGCACCTTCATGATCGTAATTTAGTGGAATATCTTACAGAATATGGGCCTCCAGACGATGTAGTGGCCTTAGATGGGCTATTTTTAGCTGCAAGAGCCGATGTAATCCGAAAAATCGGCCTTGAAAAGCCAAAATACTTCGAAGGAGAGTGGGATTTTTACGATATTCACTACACAACAAGCGCATTTAAGGAAGGATTCACAAATAAGGCCATAGATTTAAATATTTTGCACCATTCTAGAGGTGAATTAGTAGGCAGAGACTCTTGGCACAAGAATCGAGCGGCATTTATCGCTCAAAATGACCTTCCAATGAAGATTGAACAGTAAAATAAGGACCCCCTGTTACCACAGGTAGTAACAGAGGGTCGGTAGCGAAGTTCAATAGCACGAAAGGCGTCCAGATCACCTCCTTCAATTCCGCAACTATTGTTTCTTTTGTATTCCTAGTTTTTTCTTTGATTCAGAATTAAAAAACCAGCGTAATCCTCGTTTAACTACAGCAAGCTTTTCAAAGTATCTAGGATCTTTATTCCTGAAGCCTTTTCTTTTTCTTCTCATCAGCTATAGTCGTGACGGACTGTAGAATATTCAGGTAGTCCTGCATCCTCAAGTAGATATGAGACTTCAAATGCACTTTGGGCTGCCTCCACATTAGCAGGTATGGCATATAACCGTTTAGTGCTTAGTTTAGATCCTATGGTGTCTAAGAAGTTAATAATAAGAGTTAAGCTTTCTTGATCAGTATTGTAAGGGCCATACAAAGAATAACTGTCATATGGGTGTCCAAACGCAAAACGATCAGCAATAGATAAGAAAGAGAACG